TTAAGCAGCGTCGCCGGGGTATGTGGCGTCGTCGTACTGGTAGAAAATTTCTTTATATTCAGGTGCAGTAATCTGACAGTTGCTGTCACCTGATGGGGCAACCTCCTGGACTATCCCATGCCGCGCCCCCTTTTCACTGTCGCAGAACAATAACTTCGGCAGATCAATATCTGGGTCGTCCATAATCCAGTCGTCGGGATGCAGGTCGTCGTTGTACGGCACCGTGAGCGTGAAATCATCCACCCGCTGCGGCGTAAGCATTCGCGATGATGGACGACCGTTCTGAAACTGTATCCAGCAGCGGGGATTCGCGTAGCTCCAGTCCAGAGGCTCGGTAACGTGCAGCGTAATTTCCTGAAAGTCATATATCATTGCGTCAATCAGGCAACTTTGGGTTTTCCCGGTTGGAATATCGTCGGACAAAATGATGTGATCACCGAAGTCATGACACCATCCCAGCATCGACGTCGTAGCCGTATACGTTCGGCGTTGGTGGAGATATTTCATTAACCGGCGCATCCCGATACGCCATGCGCGATCTGCAGTCATGGCAACATCAATGGTGTATGCCTCCGTTTTGCGCGGAAAAGGATTTTCCGGCGTCCGGCACTGTACGGTTTCCTCCGCCCAGGTCACAGGGTTGATATATTTCACATCCACGCCATCAAAATCATCTTCCGACGGGACCCTGAATGACGTTTGCATTTCCTCGACGGTATCCTGGGGAGTAATGATTCCGGTCCAGCTTTTGACGCCCTCTCTCCCGACAGAAAGCAACCCGTCAGATAGCAGAAAATACCCCATGCCAGCCTCGGCTATTTTGTCGAAAATATCCTTTGCTGACGTGCTGTCACTGCTTGCCTGGTGATCAAAATATTCTCCCCTTGGCGTCCAGTAGGTAGCCTCCAGCGTACTGAGCGCCGCAATGTCGATCTGGTCGTCGCGATATCCCAGACTGCGGGCAAGATGCAGGAACGCACCGCTGATTGTCCTGTCACCACCGCCATCATAATTTCGTGTGGCGACAACACTCACACGCTTGTCTGACTGCGCCGCCAGCTGGCCGCCGGTTTCAACCGTGATCCCTATTGTTGATATCCCTGCGTAGGAGGTCGGACGGGAAAGCAAACGACCTCTGAGCGCCTGCCAGAACATGCTGTCTCTCGCGTTGTTGCTCCCCTGCTCGTTGCGGCGGCGGCATCGAACCTCCACCAGCCCTGGAGAAGACAGATCAAAACGCTCTGTAAAACCGAGGCCATTAACGTTTTTAAGCGCGTATACCCCCTGCTTACTCGTCCACCCCGATCCGGAACCATATACGCGATACTGAATTTCATACTCAACATGGCGAACCCGCTTATTCCCGTTGTTCTGGAATCCGCAAATTCCGTTTGGGAACGCAAAGTTGACCTCGAAGGCGTCCACAACTTCATTTTGCGGGGAGGCCAGAAAGGGGCCGAGCCATGTTTCATTATCGTTAATACCAGACGCGGCAAAATCCACGACGGTACGAGTGAGGAAACCTGCCCAGGTATTATCAACGACACCATTAACCACCCTCTGTACGGTTGCAGACGCACCGTCAGTCGATGCTATCTGGTATTCGTTGCCACGGTGCGCCAGGGAAATCCGCTGCGTGCCGTCCGGCAGGCCAGAAAATGCGGTACCGGAATTGTATGCCAGCGTGACGCTGGCTGTTACCGCAGGGCTTCCGCCGCTGGAGGCTGCACCAGCAGTAAATACCGGGCTGTCACCAAATACTGACGCAGGCAGGAAAGATGACGTAATGGAACCGCCACGCCAGGGGCTGGAGATCTCGGCGATACGTATCACGCCGCCATCATCCTGAGCAATGAGCCCCGAACCATTCAACCCGCCATTAATCGCTGCGAGCAAGCCAGACATTGTGCCGTAGTTGGCGACCAGAGATATGGTATAGGTGATCCCCTGCCAGGTCAGAGAAAAGGTCTGGCTGGTTGTCGTAAAGTCATACGTTGACGGCGACGCACTGGCGCGTAATACCGCAGTCGCTCCTCCTGTTCCCGGAACGGCGTCCTGGTGAGGGGTATGCGTGGAGATCTGCAGATCATAGTCAGTACCGTTAAACGTTAGGGTGACAGGCATTCCGCTGAATGGCGCAATCTCTGACACGACGTCGCCTGTCAGCACGTTAAAGCCGCCCTCGATGGATACCTGATAATTCACTGGCGCTTTCAGGGTGACAATTGCACCGGCGATCCAGCCAGGAGGAAGTTTGTTCTCATCCTCGTCTTCATCATTATCATCATCGACATCGAGGCCAGAAAACGAGACAGAGGCACCGCTGACGGTCATGGCATCAGCAACGATATCACTGGCTTCAGGGGCAGTCTGAGCCATATCGAGGCCACTGCCGCTCGACGTTCCCCCAACTTCCGTTGAGTTGAACCATATCTCACTGCGACGATCCCCGGCCACATTATCGCCAGGCCCATAGCTGGTATATGAAAAGCCCTCACCTAAGGTCAGCGCCGGAGTTTCTCCTACCCGAAAATCTCCACCAGTACAGGAGAAACGCCCATATCCAAGGCAGACAAACATTTCGACCGTCATTCTGGTGGGATCAGCAGGGTCGAATCGCGTTACCGGCTGCACCAGGTAATCCGGGTAAATCCGGTTTCGCCCGAAAGCCTCCCTAACGGGATCGCCAAGCTTCGCTGTATTGGCTTTAGCCGGATTCAGATCCAGCGATGAAGCGTTACTGGATGAAAAGCCGCCCAGCTCTGGTTTTGGGGCAAAGAATAATGCATAGGCCGTAGAAGCAATGGATACGGCCACCGAAACCCACGCGGCAATTTCAAGACCCGTGCCATACGGAATGGGATATATCCGCACGTCACTGTCTGGCCGCAACAAACATAACGGCCATTCCGCCGGGGGGACTGCCTGGCCGTTCAGCTCGATCACGACAGGATGAGTTTTATCCTGTGAATAGCTCGGGACATTTCTGCACATCCACTCATGCAGCGTAAGCACACCATGATCGTGCTTTTCAAGGGGTTCACCCGGTAGCCGGGACGGGTAAAACTTTATCGTCATTGCCAGAACTCCACGCGGTTAAAGCGGCGGATAAATCGCGCCAGTGGCAGAAACGTAACCCCCGAGCCTGGATTACATTCCGCGACCTGCAGCTGGTTATCGAGCATCACAACAATCCCGACATGGGAAACCGTTGAACCCGAATAGCAAGCCACTCCGGCACCTTCACACGGGGCACAACGTTTCAGCGAAAGCATCAGCTTTCTCGCCTCCCGGTCGAGGCCCCCGCCGTCTTTGGTTACCCCGGCAAAATCGGGCCATTCAGGTAGCCCCAGGTCGCTGCGTATTTCATTCACAATGCCGAAGCAGTCGAGTAGCGGGTAGGCTCTACCGCCCTTCTGCCATTTAACAGAACGGTATTTATCAGGATTAAACATATTTGCCTCAGGTTAGTAACGTAAGCCCGGATGCTCGGCGAGGTTGTAACGTTTACGGGGCCAGGCTGTTTTGAGGACATTCATATAGCCTGCCGTGACCTGAACTGCTGTCGGGGTCCAGGAGCCGGATTTGATATCGAGCGTATACGGTGATGATGCCGGAGCAGACAGATCGGATGAAATGTACCGCCGGAATGTCAGCGTGGCTGATTTCATTTCATCCAGGATTTTATCGATCGCCTCAGAAACCCTTCCATCAATATTGCTGATAGCAAACTTTAAATCCTGTGTCCCGTCGGCGTTCCTGGCTGGTAAGGCGATATCTATCGCGCTGGCTTCAAACGTCGCCGGCTGACCATTTTCCAGCATCACGGAAACGTCATCCCATCCACTGGTTAGCCAGTAGTTATCATCGCCTGCCGATATCTGCAGCGTGTCGTGAATAACCTCCGATCCGCTGCTGGCATATAGTCGCTCAAGAATTGTCATGCTTCGGCCACTCTCTGTTTAGCGCAATATCCAGTAACGACTGGCCCGCCAGCCATTCCGGGTAATTTCCCCAGCCTGAAGGCGGTAACGGGCGCTCCCATAATTCCAGCGTTGCGCTGTACTGCCAGTATTTTGGCGCGACCAGCGTCGGCCCTTCGTAAATATCCACGAACCTGGCTTTATAGGGTTTTACCCCGACTGGAGTCTGGAGTTTCAGATAGAACCAGGACTGGCCATCTTTAAGCGCATCCCTGAAAAACGCCTCAAACACCTGTGCCAGAGCATCAGTTTTAAAAATCCATTTAACCGATGCCTGGGTGGGTGTTGAGGTATATCGCCTTCGTTGTTGAGCGCGACCGGACGTCATCTCCGTTCGCAGTAAAGGTGATATGGGCTTAAACCCGTACCCGTCCATAAGCGGCATGGGCAGGTATTCATCCGGGTAGAAAATATCTGCCATGAATATTCCCTCCGGGCAGGTCTATCGTGGTTTTTTGGATTGGAGATTTGAATAAATAGCCCGACCGAATTTCTTCTGGGGGTTATTTACTTCGGCGGTTAAGGTGTTAACTATCCGCTGCTCCAGAGCGTCATTCCTTCGCTCAATTGCCTGCATCGTTATGTCATCCGGTTTACCGGTGAACGTACTTCGGGCATCTACGCTGACAGCAATCCGTGGCTGTGCCTGGATCTGCTTCGCAGCGTTCTGTACCGCCGGTGATTCCCGCCCAACAGCTTTGACCCCCAGCGAACCATCAGCGCCACGGGTAAGCGGCATGATGGCTTCCGGCCCGGCCTCGCCGAATACACCCGCCCCTTTCGCAAACGCAAAATATTGGGGAGTGCTGTAAACGCCATTGCTGTAGGCAGAAAGTGACGGAGAATCGTAAACGCCTCCGAGAGCGTTAAATGAAAAATTAGCTCCCGCGCCTTGAATAGCGGTACCACTACTTGCCGCACCGCTGGCACCGCCAAAAAGACTACCGAACAACCCACCCGCTCCGCCGCCAAATGACGCCATAATCGCTTTGGTGATTAACGCCTGTGTCGCCATCTGGATCAGCGTCTTAATCACCGTTTCGCCCAGGGAAGAGAAAATATTCGACATTCCATCTTTAAAAGAAGCAGCGCCCGTCAGGACGTTGGTCAGGTTGTTGAAAATAGAGTTAGTGGTGGCATCCAGAATTTCGCTGGTTGCAGTGGCAGCCATTGAACTCAGATCAGAAGCCTGATCGGCATAGTTCATCAGGGAATCGCTGATCCCCGCGCGCCAGTCTGACTGCTGCTCATCGGTTTTTTTGTAGTAGTCCTCCTGAATCGCCAGGCGTTCAGCAAGCGCAGCCTGCAGTGCTTCCGTTTGCTGTTTGTACAGGTCCTCAGAAATTTCCCCTCGGCTGAAATCCCGCTGCAGGTCCCGCTGCTGTTTGAGAAAATCAGTGCGAATATCTGCCATTTCCTTCATGCGGTCGCGGGCCTTATCCCCCATCCCGGCACCAAGAAAATCAATATCCCCCCGGTCACGTGCAGCAGCATTACTGTCAGCCAGCCCCTCACGGAACGTTTTTAACTGTTCAGCAATGTTTTTCTGATCAATAAGCGCAGCATTGTGCAGGAGGGTTTCTTTTTTGGCTTGCTCAAGAGAGGCTAACTCCCCCTGCGTCACCTGATATTTCATTTTAGCCAGTTCGGTATTCTGGCTTCCCAGGGCAATTTGTTCCTGCTGCTGTTTAATAAGGCGCTTGTAAACGTCCTCCGTCTTTTCAGCCGCTTTAACCTCTTCGCTTTTTGGCGCTTTCCGGGTGGGCTTATTAGATTCATCGTTTTGCCATTTCGCCAACCCCTGATTAATAAACAGATCGCGGTTAGTCTTAAACTGAGGTTCATCCTTAAGCCCCAATTCGTCAGCGGCATAACCTAATCGGGCTCTCTCCCTTGCTTCTCCTTTAAGCTTTGATAGCTCAAGGTCCTGACGGCTTTTTTCCAAAGCATTGGCTTGCTGTGATGTTAAATCAGCCTGAGGCATTCGCATTGGAACATTAACCAAGCCCTGCCGTTCCATTAAAAGCTGGTTTCCTAATCCAAGTAAACGGTTAACTTCGGAATACTTACCAGTCATCAATATTAGACTCTGGTATTCTTCATTTTGCCGCCATGCTCTTTCTTTTATAAGATCATTTCTTCTTCTTTCATTCTCCTCAAGTGCCTTTAATATATCACTGGATTTTTCTCGCATCTGACGAAGCTTGTCTTCTTCTACGACAACCTGCTCGGTCAAAATTGCAATAGCCTTTGTAATATTTAAATCATTTTCTTGAGTTATACCTGGTTTGCTTCTACTTTCATTTAAATCATTTATTTGTCCGTTAAGTTTTTTTACACTTTGTTCTTGCTCTTCGATTAGGCGTTTTTGCTCCTGCATCGCCTCAACCGTTAATCTTCGATTACTATCGACCTCAGGTAGGGTCATTGAGGAGGTTTTTTCTCTGATCTGATCTATTTGGCTGGCATATTCCTGAGCTGATTTTCTTGCTTGTTCCTGGCTTTGGTACATAGCGTACCATGCGCCCGCACCCAGCATAACTAACCCGGGTATACCACCGACCAGCCCAAGAGCCCCACTCATCAACCGGGTGCCGACAGAGGTAACGCTGTTAAGATTATTTTGAGCAGAAACCCTACCTGAAATATTACGACTAAGCGCCGCTTGCGCTGCAGCAAGTTTTCTTTCTGCAATAGCCTGTGCATCGGCATTTTTTGCAGCTACAAGCCCGGCCTGAGCCCGCTCCAGAGCTGTTCGTGCTCGTACTTTTTCTGTAGCTGTCCCGGTGGCGAGGGCAGTAGTCAATCGACCTTGTGCAGCAGTAACCTTTGCTTCTGCGGCTGCAACCCTCTCCTGTTGCGCAGCCTGAACATCTGCACTTTTAGCATTCTGAAGGGCTTGTTGGGCGCGGTAAACGGCGGCGCGGGAAGCGGCAACAGAAGATTGCGCGGCTTTTTCCTGAGCGACGGCAAGAGCTACCTCAGATTTTGCCGCCGAAATAAGTGCGCCAGTAGCACTGCTTGCACTGGTAACAATTCCGCCAAGATACCGGGCCAATCCGATCCCAACCAGGCCACCAGCAGCAGTGGTAATTAGTGACATATTATCTGCTACGTCACTGAGGGCCCCGCTGACAGCAGAAGATGTAAGAGAATCCAGTGTACCTGCCAGCCCATCAAGACCGCCAGAAAGTGCGTCTGTTGCACCAGTCGCCTGGTTTACCCCACCGACCCATGCCATAAACGAGTTAGTGACTTTTTGCATTGAGCCGGACACTGTCGGCGGTAACGAGGCAAACTCCCCCTGTAACACAACTAACTGGCTGATTAATGCTGGTACGACTTTATCAATTGTGAGTTGCCCCTGGTCAGCCATCGCTTTAAGATCTTTTCGGGCAACCCCCATACCAGCAGCCAGGGCGCGGATGACACGATCCCCAGCTTCGTTAACCGCGTTAAACTCTTCGCCACGCAAAACACCCTGAGCAAGCGCCTGGCTAAACTGGGTAATAACAGAACCGGCTTCTTCTGTACTTGCACCAGATAGTTTTAGACCTGTTGATACCGCTTCGGTGATTTTGAGTACTTCATCTGAGCTGTAGCCAAATTCACGCATTGATGCTGCCGCGCGTGAAAATAAATTAGCGTTATCAGTAAAAGCAGTGCCCGTACTCTGACTAATCGCCATTAATCGGGTCTGAGATAAAGTAAAATCATTCGTAGAAACTGAGGCTTGTTTAAGCCGTGCATTCACTGAGTTCCATTGATCAGCAATCTGAACCAGTTTTCCTGTAGCAAATGCCGCAGCCGCAGCCGTAGCTGCTCGACCAGCAGAAGCAAATCCATCGGTTAACTCGGAAAGAGCTTTTTGACTTTCTTTTGCAGCCGCAGCAGCCTGGCGTCCACCATTTTGCATGGTTTTATAATAGTCTTGTCCCATGCGTGAAGCGCGGGCGATCTCAGTCTGAAATGATTGAGAATTTGCTGAAACCTTAATGATAAGTTCACGCAGGGTTGCCATTTACTACCTCTTTAAAATAAAAAACCTGCCGAAGCAGGTTATTTTTTTATAATCAATCAATCTAGTTTGCATTCTGGTCAATGAAATCCCTCAGAATTTTAGATTGATTGCATAACTCTTTATCTGTTGACATTCCTGAATCTTTAGATTTTTGACAGTAATAAAAGTAATCATCATTCTCTTTGGCGTATGATATAACTTTATAAAAAGCTTTCACGCACAGCGATGGATCTGAGTGCTGAGAACAAATGGTATTTGTTAGCTTTTGCAGTTCTTGTGGTTCAAGAATTTGCGTTGCACTAGCTGCTGATGTGATAAAAATAAAACCTAATAATAATTTTTTCACAAAATTCCCCTTTTCATTGGCAATAGGGAATCCTAAACCGTCACGAAAACGTTGTCACTTAGAAGCGGCGAACAAAGCGGCCTCTAATCCGGCAAAGGGATCGCCGCGGTCGTTTACCTCATCCTCTTCTGTGCTCCACTGAAGCTGAGCATCTTCAATGGTGACTTTACCGCCCTGCGCTCCGTAAACCGCAGATACCAGCTGAGCATTGAGAATATCGCCGCGAATATCGCCGATTGGGCTGATACGGTCGTATTCAGCCCACATCCTGAATTCGCCAACCGTCATGGTTTGTCGCAGTTCGCCCAGCGTGCGGCCCATCCGGAGCGCCAGCGCCATCAGGAACTGCATGCCAGGCATTTTTACTTTGCTTTAGCATCATCCGCGTCACGAATGAGATCAAGTGCCTGCTTCAACAGCCGGGAATGCACAGGGCCATAGATCGCTTCAACCTGTTCGGTGTCATCGACAGTAAAGACGGGCTGCAGGTCGGTATCCAGCAAAATATCGATGAAAAGCGTGACGTCGGCCCGCATCGTGCGGAAGGCCCGTTCTGAAGGGGTCAGTTCTGGTGCCTCCTGGGGCTCCTGCCCTTCCGGTGGTTTGGGTGGTTCCGGGCTGGCAATGCCCTGCCAGCGAATCCAGGCTTCCGCTGATGGCTCACGAATGATGACTTTGGCGTTATCCCACTCCGGAACGGAGACTTCTTTTTTACGAAAGCCCGCCATCGGGGCCAGTGCCAGTGCTTTAAGACTCAGTTTTGACATTAAGTTTATCGCCGGTTTCCCGGCGCTCCATTAACTGATGGTGACGGTGTGATCAGCAGAGGTGATAACGGTGCCATCGGCATCGGTAACCACGCAGGAATAAACCCCGGCATCACCGGATACAGCGCTGGCTTTCGTAAACGTTGCGCTGGTCTGGCCGCTGACCGTCGAGGTTCCCTTTTTCCAGACGTAGGTATAAGGTGCCGTGCCGCCCTGGACGACCACGCCCATAGTCAGGGCGCTTCCTGCCGCGACCGTTTGGGACGCCGGAAGGTCAGTAGCAAAAGACAGGACTCCTGGGGCATTAATATTGGTGGGTTTACCTTTCAGACGTAGCGAGAACGTTGTGGTTTGAGAATCCCAGGTGTGCTGACGTACCTCAGCGCGCATCAGGAATCCATTACCAGACGGGAAAATAACCTTAAATCCATAAACCCCGTCGTTATCATATGCTGCACGAAGTGCATCCTGCGCCGGGTTGCGGTAGAAGTTACCGGAAAGTGACATTTCAGACGGAGCAGGAAGGCCGTTGATATTTTCCGTTTCATCCGAACACAGCACTGTTACGTCAATATCGTTTTTCTGACCAGCGGTAAAGCTGGCCTGTTTGATAGTGCAACTCAGGTTTAACCACGTTGCGGTATCCAGCTCTGCCGCGGTGACCGGCACAGAGGTAATCATTACTACCGTTTTTTGGGCACGTTCAAATAGTGCTGACATCGCAGCCTCCATAAATGAAAAAACCGCCAGCGGCGGTCGGATTGGATTGGTTTTTGTCAGGCAATAACCGTTATTTCGAGGGTTGCCCGATGAAGATGGGTTGTCGTGTCGTAGCCAGGAATTTTTGTCACCTCGACAGGTGAAAGCACCTGCAGGCGAGCCAGGGCATCCAGGCGTAACGCTCTGGCTTCGTCATTCGTTTCAGCCCATACATCAACCTGGATGCGCAGCGTCGACTCTGCCTGGCCGCAGAAAACATCCCCGGCAACATCAGTCGGTATCGAGAAAATGATGTAAGGCGCGGGAACATCGGGAAGGCCGTCGCTGCCCAGCGATACCACATACGGATAAACCCGCCCGTCTGCCAGCGGCGACAGCAGGTCATAGAGATCATCTTCTGTCATTTAGCCAGCACCTCATCAATAGCCTGATTCATCCGCTGCATCGCCACCTGCGCAGCCTCTTCCATGCGGGTATCAAAGGCAGGACGAACAAACGGATGTGCTGGCGCCGTAGATGTTCCCAGCTCCACGAAGCGCCAGTAGAAAGCATTCCGAGTGTTGCTTGCCTTCATGGTGTTGTCGCTGTTCCCCGTTCGCGGGTTAACGCCACGAATATGCACCCCGGATGCGATTTCCCCACGGCGGCGGCTTTTCTGGGTGACGACAACGACGTTTTTCTTCAGCTTACCGGTCTGTTCCGGAGCACGATCAATCACTTCCTGCCGGAGAACTTCAGCCCCGGCGCGGGTCGAATCCCGGAGGACTTTATTGTTTTCGGCTTTGCTGAGGGTTTGCAGGTCTCGGGCGATATCCTGCAAACCGGAAAAATCCAGATTCACATCAATCATTTTTCGGTCCCCTGTTTGCATAGAATTTCCAGCCGGGTACCTTTGCTATCTGGCACCGGAGGCCCGGTGACATTCAATGTCACTCCTTTGTAGGGGCCATTCAGGACAAGAAGCCGCGATGATGCCGAAATATCTTTGCGATATCGAACCCATACACGAATGGTAGCATCCGCCCTTTCTGCTCCTGCTGTCAGGCTCTCTCGCCCACTGATTCCCTTAACCTCTGCCCAGATAGTGGCGCCGTCAGACCACTCTTCTGTCGGCTGACCACTCGGTGTTCGTGTAGTAATAAAATTACGGATGGTGATCCGATGCCGCATTGGTCCAATTTTCATCATCCCCTCCAGCTAAACACCCATTTGAATTCGCCAGGGATTCAGCAACCAGCGTGCGGGGCCTGGAATATCAGGACTCAGATCATCCCCGCGGTTTTCATACAACCAGCCCACTATAAGAAGAACCGCGCTCTGAATGGAGGGCGTGATGATAAGAGGACGATCGCCAGCGCTTTCATTCTCAACAGCACTATCCAGAGCAGCCTGGTCAGCGAAAAAGCGTCGGTTGAGAAATTGCATGGCAGCATCCTCCGCAGCGGCAAGATACCCCTCCACCATCGTTTTATCGATTTCATCATCCAGCCTGAGATGTTCCATGGCTGTTTCAGTGTTGATTACCGTCATAACCATTACCCTTTGGTTTCGGGAGCGCGGTTCATTTTGTTATCAGGGACTTCACCAACTATGGTCACCAGCCCGTTACCTTTGAGCTCAGCAGCACGTAAGCGAGAAACGTTAAAAGGATCATCGGCTGGCGTCCTGAAAATGTCGCCATCCATAAAACGCCGGACAGGCTGAACCTGAATAGTCCCGGACTCAGTGGGTTCTGGCACCGCATTTATGCCGTCGGATACAGACGGTTCAGCCACATTTTTTCTGGCCATCACTATCTCCTCAGAAAGAGAGGGCCGCTAAGCGGCCCTGAATTGTCAGCCGCCAGAAGCGGTTACAGTACCGGTAACAAATGCTTCCGGACGATAAACCGCTAACGCCAGACGCTCTTCCGCACGAATGGTGACCATGTTTTTAATAAAGTCATCTTCGTTCTCAGTGGAGAGCAGCACTTCGATATCCATGCGGTCGAAGATTTGCGCAGCCATGTTGAAGGCACCAGTCAGGAAGTTGTTCTGCGCCATGGCCTGTGTTTCAACAACAGGGAGACCCCAGATACGAGGAACACCACCATTGACCGGCTGCGCGATGATATAGCGACCTTCGTTATCTTTGGTCAGCTCGATGCCTGCCCAGTCAATCGGGTTCAGGACAAAACCAGACGCCGGATATTCCGCAAGAACGGCCTGCAGAACAGCCAGGCGAAGACGGTCGATCGGCGTGGCATTGGACAGGGTTAGGGCTGGTGCAAATTCTGTTGCCTGCGGCAGAATACCGAGGATATTTGCACCGGTGCCATCACCGCTCAGCAGTTGCTGCTCTTCTTTGAAACGAAGACCATACTGAGCGCGGCCATTGATATAGCTGGCCAGACCGGGCGCATCGTCCAGGATCTGACGGGACGCTTTAAAGTAATGCGCAATAGTACGAACCGGCGCACTTTTCAGATCAAACCGAATGTCAGATTTTGGTTTCAGGGCACCTTCCGCCACAGCTGCAGCATTATTGGTAAACCCCGTTTCCTGAACGAATTCAATACCGTTAGATGCGGTAGTGCCGGGGATAAGCAGATTACGGATGGTCAGAGTACGTTCCGGCGGGGCGATAATGCCCTGAACACGATCGGAGACCACCAGGCTGTTGGTTGGGCTCACGCCAGTGCCTGTAGTGGCCGGCACGTTCATAATATCTTTCTGTTCCAGTTTGACGCGGATGCTCTTGCGGGCCGAACTGTCCATACCTTTGAACTCTTCACTTTCGACCACCAGCTCACCGAGCGATTTTCGCTGTGCAGGTGCATCGTTCGGGCGGCGTGCGCCTTTTTGCTCCAGCTCAGTGAGACGTTCTTTAAGCTCGTTCATCTGATTAAGGCTTTCGTCCGTTCGTTGTTTCAGTTCCAGTGAAACGGTTTCTCCTGCCTCCATTTTTTTCTTCACGTCTTCGCCAAAGTTTTTGACCTGATCAATCACCATGGTGAGCTGAGAAGAGATTTCGCTAATACTTTGTGGCTGATCATCAGCCGATTTTTTCTGGTACATATAAATCCCTTAGAGAATTTTTGGGAGAGAAAACTGGCTCAGTTGCTGGCGCATCGCCGCAATAGCCGCTTTGGTTTCGCCGTCTTCGCCCCCGGACTCACTCCGGTCAAGCAGATAGGACAGTCCGCGGGAGGCGACCGCAGCGGACTGACTTTTCGAGAAGCCTGCCTCTCGCAGGAACTTCTCAAATTCAGGTAAGGAAGGAAGATCACCGTGTGACAATTTCGACTTAATGACGTCGATGCGGGCATCGTCGTTAGCTGGTACGGTAACGATGGAGATTTCAACCAGGTCGAGCTTCGTTAATGTGCGGATCCGGGTTTTCTCATCGTAATTCGATTCCCGAACGTAATAGCCAATGGAAAGGCCCGTAATGGCACGGGTTTTCATGCCTCTCCATGCAGTTTTGGCGTAGGCGGCGTCGTCCAGCCACAAAGCGCCTTCACCAAAAAGCCCATGCTTATCTTCTTTCAGGGTTGAGATATCCCAGTTCCCGATGGGTTCACCGGTGCGATGCTGCCAGAGAACAGGGAACGTCCTCCCCTTAGCCCGCGTTTCCTCGATGCTTTCGAGGAATGCGCCCGGCGCCACGACTTCGTTGTAGCTATCCACCACCTCGAAGACAGAACCGTATCCAGAAAAAAGGCCGTCATCGTTGACAGCCTTAATATCGAAGTCGAATGCCTTTACTTTCATGGCTGCGTTTTTCCGGTACATTCCGGCGTCTCCTCTGATTTAATGCCAAGCCATTCCCGCAGTGCGTTTTTGGCTAATTCACTGTCGCCGGACTTGCCAAGCTGATCTATCGGCAGCAGGTTGGATTGAACGGTTAGTTGGTCAGCGCCAGGTTTTGGCTGAAGGTTTTCTTTTTGCCGTGCTTCATTGCGGGTCATCAGACCGTTCTGGGTCATCGTTGAGTAAAAAGCTGCACGGGCGGCGCTGTCAGCACGTAAGAGACCTTCGATGGAAAACTCTGCGAAGTACTTATTTCTTTCTCCCGGAGCCAGGAGACTTTTACGAATCGCCTGCTCAATACGGGTCAGCCATGGACGAAGTGAAAACGTTAAAAAGCCAATCAGCATCTGTTCGACGCCACTTCCCCACATCGTCTGCCCCTGGGCGGTATGTCCAATCAACCCCGGCCATACTCTGAACCACCGACAAATCTCTTCGATATTGAAGGCTCTGGACTGCAGCATCTGGGCGTCTTCCGGGTTGAGGTCAACAGGCTGAAACTTCATTCCCGCTTCAAGAACCATCATTTTCCCGGTATTCATGGATCCAGAAAATTGTTCAACCATGCTTTCACGTACTTCATTGCGCTGCTCTTTTTTCAGGATCTGATCCATTGAGAGAACGCCGCTGGGCCGCATACCGTTTTTAAAAACTTTGGCGCTGGCTTCATCTGTTGCCATTGCCAGACCAAGTGTCTGTCGGGCATAACTGACAGGTGACAGGCCCATGACACCATTGGTGCTGAACGCACGAATGTGCATGATGTCCCGTTCATCAATGTTTCGGGATGTACCTGAAGGCCAGTCACGGTAGGTATAAATTGGATCTCCGCTCTTGCTTAAATCAACCTTCATCCTTTCTGGCCTGAGAGGCACCAGCGAGGTAATACGCTTTCCGGTTCGATCGATTTCTGCATAAGCATTCCCCCACAAAAGCAGGCTGGCCATGATCATTTCCCAGAACTCCACTGCAGTCATATCAGCATTGGGTTGATTATGGAGGAGCTCATAAAGCGGGTGATCATTTGCATTCTGGCGACCGTCAGCCGTTTTTTCGTAAAAACCAACAGGCAACGTCGCGATGGTTTCGGATAACAGCCTTACACATGACCACACTGCCGATAACTGCAGGGCTTTATCAACCGTAACGGATTTTCCTGCTGCGGACTGCCCACCAGCATAAGCAGCCCAGAATTCACCGTCGGTAAGGGAGATGGGTACGCCGAGCCACCGGCGAACGGCGCTTTTTATCCGGCCTGGCTTCTTCTCTTTATTCATGGTGACTCACACAATGATGGGATTACTGAAAAAGTCGTCGATATCGCCAGAATCATCCTCATAGCCTTCGGAGGCACCGATTGCCATAGCGCCCGCTACAATGCCGTCGATACGCCCGGTACTTTTTTTCTTGGCAAAAATTCGGTTTTCTTTCTGATCAGCCTCCGTCACTGCTGAAGCCGCATTCCAGCGAAGACAAGGGTTCGTCCTGATGATAATGACGCTGTCATCAAGCAACTCTTCAAACAATTCGATGGAGTGAGGCATCCACAGCCCGGAATCTTTCGCTTTGTAATACCCTTGCCCATGAGGGATTAAGGGAACAGAAACAGATGCTTCCTCAAGCTCCGGCTCAAGATATTTAATGCGATACTGGTCGAAGGCGATGGCCTTGATATCGAACTTCTCCGTCAGATCGGCAATACGCTGGGCAACAAAGCCGTATTTCACCGCTTTGCCTGGCGTAGTGTGGATGTGACCATCGCGCTCCCAGGCGTCATAAGGCACCCGGTCCGTTTTAGCCCGTTCGAGCAAGGTATCTTTGGGTGTCCAGAACTCCACCAGCAACTTGCGTTGTTTTGGAAAAAACAGCGCCAGGGCAGTCAAATCACGGGATCCGGACAAGTCCAGGCCACCGTAGCATTCCTCACCCTCCAGCTCATCTGGATCAAAGTTTTCCTCACATCCCATCCAGACATCACTGCTCATCCACGGGTTAGCCGCGTCAACCCACTGACAGAAGTTGAGACGCCTGACAATACTCTCTTTCGAAGGCATCCCCCGGGCCTGAGTCACCTGCTCACTAAGATAGCTTTCTTCAAAGGTGTGACCCAACGAGGGGTTAGCCTTTTTCCAGCAGGACTCATCCTTGAAAGGATCGTCACCTTCATCCAGTGAGCAAATAAAGGCGAAAAAACTATCATCTTCTATCGAACCAGCAGATACCTTTCTACCGTATTCGTGATAGTCATAGCAGACGCTGGTTTTATCGTGTCCACTGTTGGTGATCATAAAAATGAGTGCCTGCCGGCGACCTTTAGTGCCGGCGCGCATCATTTCAACAACCTGATTGCTTTTATGCTCGTGAACTTCATCAATAAGAGCGCAATGTGGTCGTGGACCCGACTGTCCGTCATCTGAACTAATTGGGCGAAAGAATGAACCAGCCTGAAGAAAAGCCAGGTTCCACTCTTTTCCGGCGCCGCCAGATTTCTGTATGCGTGCGGAAAGAGCCGGAGACTGATCGACCATCGCCACCGCATCACGAAAGAGGACCATTGCCTGGTCTTTTTTCGTTGCAGCAGCATAAACTTCAGCACGAGGTTCTTTATCTGCAGTGAGACAGTAAAGACCTATCCCGGCAGAAAGGGGGGATTTGCCAGATCCTTTTCCTGATTCCACGTAAACCATTCGGAACCGGCGAAAACCTCTGGCATTTTTCCAGCCAAAAATCGAACCGACGATGAAACACTGCCATGGAAGCAGAACAAAAGGCGCACCTTCAAAATCGCCCCCGTTAAGCTTGAGGACTTTCGCAAAATAATCAATGGAGCGCTGTGCTGCCTCAACATCCCAATGGAGCCCTCGTGCATGGCAAGATTCAAGATCCCTGAGGTGTCTCTGGCAGGCATTTCGAATGTCAGGACCGGCCAGTTCTTTTCCAGAGGTTACATCCTTTGCATACTGCGTTGCCGGATCAACCGAAGAACTTGTCGAGCGTGTCTTCTTCGGGGGTTTCGCCATTCACTTTCACCTTCGTCCTTGCCGCTGGTGTCAGACCGAATTCAACCAGGTAACTTTTAAAACGACGGTCAGCATCAGCCAGCATTGAAACTGCCGGGTTGGCCTTTATCAGAAAACCACCCTCGGTCTGGACGGTATAAGTTCTGCCCTCTACAGCGATGGTGTCGCGCAGTTGCAGGATATCGGCATAAATATCGCAAAGCCTTTCAAGAGCTAAAGTATCTGCAACGGTGAGAACACCCATACCATCGAGAAGCACAGTCAGCCGACCCCATGCCACCTTACCCCAGTCGGTAAGATGAGCTGGGGGGCCTGGAATTTCTTTAGCTGGCGTGGGTTCTTTATCGTTGAGTTTTCGTTTGCCCGGGTTGCCGGTAACCACTTTGAGGTGGGTCGGTTTCGGGCGTCGTCCTGCCATCGGAACCTCCCGGAAAAAAACTTTTCATTTCGCGGTTGTGCACAAAAAGGACTGGCGGCGGTCATTTGGGTTCGAGGTTCTGAACTTTTGACCCGCCCCTCCCCCTCAGATGAGAATCGATATCATTTGAATGCTAATGATTTCAAATGACAATCACTTTTGATGTGTATTGATAATGGTTATCACTTAAACCAATGAGAAGTCGGGTCCAGTGGCATCCCGTTTTCATCGCAGCCGATCACAGTGCCACGCTTCTCCATTCGCTGCTTCGTTGAGTCGTGGTGCTGCTTACACAGCCCTTGCCAGTTCTTCCGGCTCCAGAAAAGCTTTTGCGCCTTCGCTATTGCCTGGCTGTCGCCAGAGCGCAAAGCCTCTTTTAGTTTGTGCGGGATGATGTGGTCTACCACCGTTGCCGCTGTCACCCTGCCTTGCTCCTGGCACATGACGCACAAGGGGTGCGCACGCAGGAAGATAAGACGCTCTCGGTCCCACTTGCTGCCGTAGATGCGGTGCTCTTTGTTCACGTAATCGCTCCTTGAGCATTATCACAGGCGCTCAACGAGTGCCTGCTGTAATGCCTTAGCTGGCCTGCTCAGCGCCGGTATCAAACAGCGCCAGCGCTTCAGTTGCTTCCTGAATCGCCTTTCGGGTCTTTGAGACAATCTCGCTTTCCGTGAAAACACGATCGAAAGAGTCTGCAAATAGCTCAGACTTCAGATAGCTGTCCCCTACCCAGTCAATGGCCAGCTTGGCCGCTGCGGTGTCGTAGTTAACTTTCTTGATGATATCCAGGCGGATTTGCTCGGATGCGGTGATCTCTGACATGCCTTACCTCTGTGCGATGTGGGGAGCATTATCGAAGCTACTCGGTAGAATGGCTCCTGTAACGCTTAAGCTGCGGTGCTCCATTAGTAGGAACACCCCGCTACGCTTGTTATATCCGAAATGTTACCTAAACTAACTTATGACTTTGCTCTGCCATGACAAAGTCTGCCGTTCTACCCGTGAGCTCAGGGATGAGCCACTCTCAAGCCTTCCAGGCTCTCAGTTTTATTCTCAACCAGTAGATAATAAACCAACTATGTGGCTACAATCCGCCATTGGCTGGCTGTTCAGCACCCCGTAGTTTTGGGATTTCCTCCACGGGGTTTTTTATCAGGTTTCAACCCGATTTTTCGGTTTAGCATTATCGAAGCCCTTTGCTAAAGAGCTTCTGTAATGCCTACTGCTGGGCCCTGTGTTTGTAACGGGAAATTGTCTTCCCGTTTGCGTTCATCACGTACGCCACCTCTCCCTGTTTCAGGAACACGTTCTGGTCCATTCCCGACACTGCGATACTCTGCTGATTGGGGTTGAAACCAACGCTTAGGCCGCTATGGATTTCTTCGCCGCCGCCAGGCGACATCACTTTTACTGTTAACATACTTATTCTCCTGCTTCTTCTGGTAATAAAAAGCCCCGCTATTGCGAGGCCAGTAATGTGCGTTATTTATCCTTTTCTACGGTTAGCGCATCGGAGAGTTAATGAGGAACATAAGCCCGATAAACGCGCACAGTATCCCAATAGCGCCGCCCACAACAATGAGCGCCCAAACGATAATGGTTCCTATGGTTGCAATCATTTCTTAGACTCTTCGGTTGGCTGTGGATAAGCAGCAGAAAAAAAATCATAAATATCTACCGCTTACGCTTGTTGTTTCTGAGCTGTCTCCTAGGCTAAAAGAGCCATTACATGAAAGACCTTGCGTTTACTTACCCGTGGACCTAAGGATGAGGCCATTCTTTTAACTCACTGAGTAGGGGTAATGCTCTGGCAATTGGCCTGCACTGCTTTGTTGTGCGCCAGAATGTCGCGTTTGGTCTGACGGTCCATTACGTCGATATCGTGGTCGGTCAGGTAGATAATCCGCACCCAGCTGCACGCGGTATCAACGACTACCGGGGCGGGTAAACTTTCCGCGCAGCTCCCGATCAACATCGTCATCAGGCATATGGCTAACAGTCTGCTGTACATCGCTGGCCTCTTTCGTGACTTCTGCCTTACGTTCTGCCGCGGCGACGGTGGCGACGGCGTTCTCTTCGGTACGCTGCAGATCGGCTTTGGCTTCAGCCTTACTAGTCCCGCGAGCATGACCGATGCCGAACGCACCAGCGATAGCACCCAGGATGACAACCACCAGCCCCGCGATAATTTCAAAGCTCATTGCTGCGGCTCCTTCAGTTCGTCGGCCTTTTCTTTCAATGCTGGCTGGCGTACGTATTGCGATAGCACGGCCAGCACCACCAGCACAGGGCTAATCAGTGCCACAATGTTTGGCGGCAGGATGTTTTTGATATCCGGCGGCAGCATCGCCCAGGCGTGCAGCGCAGCATCCGGGAATGACTGCGCCCATACACCAACCAGCGCGCCGATAGCTCCCAGCTTTACAGACCACGTTTTCAGCAGCAGGCTGGCATGGCCTACAAACTCCAGCCGGGTATATTTGCGCAGAAGTAACAGAACGAGCACAGCCACCAGCACGAGCAAAGCGAAAATGATCATCTTCACAGGACACGCTCCTTAACCCAGCCGTAGAGAAAATCCTCGTTGGCTTCGCGGCCCTCCGCCAGTTCGAGATATCTGGCACCCTGGCTGCAGTTCAGCGCACGCAACAGAACCTGTTCACCCTCTTTCCCGCGGGCGGAAAGATATCCCTTAAGCGCGGTGATGGTTCGGGGTCCAATCGCACCATCCGGGATAAGGTCGGGATAAAGCTTCCCGCGCATATTCATTGCCGTCAGCCAGCGCTGAAAGAACTTACTGGCGACAGCTGGCCCCATGTTCACGCCAGTGTCGCAAAGCTCATCTGCCAGTAACGTAGATAAACTTGCCACCTGGTCGAACCGGGGGCCGGTCCAGTAATCGCTCAGCAGAATTTGCTTTGCTGTTTCCCTGGGCAGGTTTCGCATATCACCGGTGTAACCATGTGCACGGGCGGTGGTTTGGGTGATGCCCCAGCGGGTTGGCCCGCCTTTATCAGAGGGGTGATCGACATAACCCCCTTCCTTTCCGAGGATGCCCTCGATAATTTGATCTGCTGTCATGATTAAGCCTTGTTATCGCCGCCACCGATACCGAATCGGCTGCCAAGATATTTCATTGCAAACGCCCTGATGGCGTCTACGCCTACGAACCCCACCCCACCGCCAATGGTGATTGAGAGAGATTTGGGGAAGTCGAAGTATTCAAGCCCCGATGCGAATGTCAGCGTTAGCGCCCCACACAGAAGCCCCTCAAGAAACATCTTTTTCCAGCCACCGCCGCTATAGGCGATACGTAGACCCGCCATAACAACTGAGAGCAGCACGGCCCCCAGCGGCGTATCTCCGCGCCACCAGCTCTGCAGTAACTCCAGCAGATCAGGCCAGTTATTCGGGTTAGTTGGCATTTTCATAGTCTCCACCTCCGGGTTAACGGGGTGCTGTGTGAATGAAGGGGGGCAGGCCCATCGGGCTGATTTAACAACGAGCCGTATCGAAGATGGTTCCCGTGAGCCTGAAATGAAAAAGGCCACGCAAATGCATGGCCTTGGGATTTGAATCCATTGTTTACAAAATGCAATAGAGACGGTATTTTCAACTTCCGGACAAAAAAACCATATACCGGAACAGGATATAAACATAACTGCCTTGCCTGCATGTAACTATGTGGGCTTTTTTTTATGAAAAAGTTTCGATCAGCACGTATTTTCCCGAGTTCCATGAACGACAGAGCCCCAGCAAGTGCTGAGGTTGAAAAAAATAATGGTCGCTTTGCGTGGATTTAAAAGGAAGCTGCAGGTCTACTTCCCTGCTGTCACCGTTGTCATTATTTAAAGTCCTACACGTCCGGACTAATGCTTCGGTAGATTCGAATCTACACCTGCTGTGTGTGGTGCCGGGTGCCTCCCGGTGAGTCGTTGTGCAACCAGCAACGACCCGCAGATTGTCAGCCAGCAGTGTTTGTAGATTACCTGGTTACATTGCCCCGCCGCTAGGGGGATTCACCACACATAAAACCTAACATCTCGATAACATCGTTTCAATGCCATACGTTGCACTGGCCAGAGATTTAGACATAAAGCATGCTTCGACACTCCTTCTCATCGCCAGGAGTGTCTCTCAGTTGAAGGTAAAAGGCATGCCAGCAGATGAATGCATAATTATTGTTTTGATGTTTTACGTGAACTGATTAGGAATAAAAAAAGCCCGCTCAGAGAAGCGGGCAGAAAGTAGGCATTCTAGGTAGTAACGAAACGAAAGCACTCCTAATAGTCCGAGCTACCGATTTACCAGGAAGCATTCACTTTTGCCGTTACGTTCTATAAACATAGAAGGGCAACCGCAAAAGTAAACCTGCCATAAATCTTAAATATGTTTAGTGGCAATGTGGTGCCGGGTGCCTCCCGGTGAGCATGCCCCAGCCGGCATGGCCCGCGCTGCATTTACAGGTTTCTGTAACTGACTGGTCGCCCCTCCGCATAGGGGGATTCACCACATCAATACGTTATGCTGTAAACATAGCTAGCGTCAATACACTCTGCATACATTGCTATCGAAGAGCGACTAATCTCAGGCATAAAAAACCCGCATTTTATGCGGGTTTCTGACTTCGCAGTTTGGATTATCTAAATGCTGAGTTCAGAGAAACTTCAGCATCAGGTTCGTGCGTAATTCTGTTTCTGAGATCCCGGCGAATTATCTCAATGGACCAGAACCACACCAGGTGACCAAATATTTCAGAAACGTTTTCATACCATGGTAGTTCGAACAACGGTGGGGTTAGGCCCATAAGCGGGAACGAAATCATATGGACAAACAGTTGTGCGAGCGCACCTGCAAGCAAACCCTGCCACAGCTTAATTTTTGGAAACACCTCAGCAACTACACAATACCCAACCGCGAACACGATCGAGAATATGATATGTGTTACGCCTACCCAGTTAAACACATGTCCGGCGAAGGTATAGACAGCCGCATTTGGATCGGCTAACCCTAACCAATCACGTAGGAAAATATAAGGAGGGTTAAGGAAGTTTCTGGAACAATCAATTTGCCCGGCAGCTCGAATTAATGACTCTGGTCCACAGGCACTGGTAAACATATCGACAGGACTACGCGGTGGTAATGGTACTTCAGCACCCCATTTAACAAATGCTGAAACAACCCCAGAAATAAGCCCGACAAACAATGCAACGCCATAATGCCGTCTCCGAGGTTCGGTACGCACAAAAATATCTTTTAACGCCATAAGACCATCACTTATAAAGAATATTTACAGTTCCTTAATATTCCTTAAGTTTGGCGCAAGGCATTTTGATGCAGATCACACTTTATAGCCGATTTCAGGCATTTTTTTCAAAAACACAAAACCCTGCAGTAGCAGGGTTTATATGAATGTTTTCGTTCAGGCGTTTTATTCCACGATTTAAAATATACACGACAACTTCGGACAAAATCAAGCATCGTGCGCGTAAAATGCAAAATAATGCGACCATTTACTCAATCAGCTGTTGCTCGTTGAAACTCTTTATCTGCCCTCTCCTCTTCCTTCCAGCATTGGTTCACCAGCGCATCGCAGAAAGGTTTCCAGTTGCGTGTCCATGTTCTGATGTGCAGGTCTGGGATAAGCGTCAGAATCGCTTTGTAAGCAGCAGTAGACGGCATCGTTGAAAAGCCATTCCCCGAACAGCGCTCACAGATTTTATATATCGGTGCTCCCTGCTCTTTTGTCGCTTTGCGGTCCAGAACCCGGCCAGAACCACCACAGCGGCAGCGTGCATTTATTTTCCCCTTACCGTCACAAGCTTCACACTTAGCGCTTATGATGGCTGTTACTTCAGTCCACTTATCCCAGTCGGACGGACGAACAGCACGGGACTTGTTTGCCCAATATGGTGCTTTGCCCCACGGATTAGAAACTTTGCGTTCCGTGGTAGTGGTTTCAATCTTTCCGTTGCCATTGCATACCCTGCAGGCTCCCGTTGTTTCCGCGGACCGGGAATACTCCGCAAAGGCAAACTGCGCCAAAATCAGGCAGCAGCTCCCCAGCTCTTTACCTGCTGTTTTGCGTACGTTCTTCGGTGCAGTTTCAATCGCATACCGCGCTAGCGCCTGGACGGCCAATTGCTCATCTGTCCTACTAATGCCAGCCTTTCCGAAGAAAGCGGCCAGGCCGAAGCGCGCACGACTGCTGGTTGTACCGATGGCCGCCATAACATCTGTTCCGGTCAGGCGATTTGGTGTTGTGCTTTTCACGTCGTCGCTGATGTGCATACCCTGAGGGCTGAAATGTTTTAAGGATGCTTCGAGTTTCATGCTTTCAGTAACCCCTCTTGTTTCCATATAGCCAAAGTTCTGAGCACGCCTTCTGCATGCATCAGGCGCAGTTCGTCGCGGGTGTAATCGGTGGTTTTCGTTCTGCCATCAATGAGATCGTGGCAAGCACTGCAGGCTATCGCTCCCTGGGTATCATCAGGCTTGCATCCAGTTCCGCAGGTACCCGCCAGGCGGTAATGCGCCAGTACGCTGGTTTCCGGATTGCCATTGCAGTACCCGGGAATACGTACTGTGCATTTGCGGCCTCGGGCCGCTTTGCGAAGGTTCGCCATACTCACTCCCACATCCTGTTACGCCAGCGAGAGTCTGCCCGCGGCGGATTTTTGTCCTCCACCAGCTGCGCGCTGACGGTCCATGTCATAAAGTCAGGGTTTAAGCTTCGTTCGACCTTTACGCCCCGCTGACGATATCTCGCTACCAATTCTTCGGCCTGCTGCGTTGTGCATTCGAGATGGTGAAACCATGAGCGTTTCATCGGCATCACCCCGCGAAGCTTAAAAGCTGGTTGGCGGCGTTCTCAGCTTCCTGCAGGCTGTTGAAAGAACGAGAGAGGATCCACCGCCAGAGAACATCGAGCGATGCTTTGTACAGTTCCTGGAACTCGCATTCGTCCATGCTTGCGAAAGAAATGCTGCGAGGGTGTTTTTTCAGCGTGCCGTCCGGCAGCTGTATGGCATCATAGTGGCCGGCTTCAACGATGACCCACGCCCGGTAAGCATCGAAGGATTTGCAAATACTGATATAGCCGGATCGCTTCTCGGCTATTCGGTCGAGATATTGCCCGGCGGCATCAAGTAACGCCGATTCACTCCCGCCATATGCAGCAAGGTATTTGGCATAACCTGTGATAAGCCTGCGCTCGTTAGACGAAATCGCCCCACCGGTAGGTTCCCAATATTCAAAACCGAGATTGAGTAAAGCAAAGTAACGGCGGTGAAACGCCGGATTGCGGACAAGCTTAAAGTCGGCCTCCAGAACGGAGCCGAGCTTGATTTTTGATTGCAGAATATAGCTGGTCTCGGGCGTTGCCGGGATCAGAATTCCTGAGGACTGCTTGATTAGTTGTAACTGCGCCATCGTATTCTCCGTGGCGCATAAGGCTGTCAGTTGTTCAGGCTGACACTGACATTATGTACTGGTGATAATGGAAAATCAATATGTATTATTATGATACATAATCTAGGAAATTTAATTCCCATCTAATAAATCCAAGAAATATTTTTCGATAATAGCGTACACCATCTTAGGCGTGGGAGCATTAGGCGTTCTTTCATACGAAACAATCATCTCAGCCTCTTCTTGATCACTTGAAATACTCAATCCTTCAAGACCATACTCTAATAATAAATGAAATATACTTCTTCTTGTTACTTTTCCGACAAGAGTCTCCGGCACTCTAACATCCAACCTGGCAGTTGTACCGACTGATGGAATAAACTTGCCATTGATATAGTTTGATGATTTATTTCCTATCGAACTTAAGGTTCCTACTAAAAGGGACTTTAGTTCTTTGACTTCAGCCGCAAGATATTCAACACCTGAAACTTCTTTCTCATCAATTTTGGCCACTTTAAATGTGCCGAAGTGCTTGAGAAAAGTTGTATAATCCCCGTCAATCTTGGAGCGCTTGTAGGTTTCAACAATTTTTGAGTGTAGTCTCTGCTTGAAGTCATTAATCAACTGATAGCGTAAGTCAGATGGATACTCAAGGTGCTCAATTGCGGCAATATCAAAACTATAAGGAGTCTTATCGTCTTTGATGATAATAGTTGGCTTATCAAAAGCTAGTCGCATACCCAATTCAAGCATGACATTGGCATTTCTGCTGCTAATATCGCAGATCACTATTGGGTTAGAGTAAATATTTTGCACTATTCGTTTATGAATAATACCAACATCGTCATCGAAGCTAACTAAATTTGGATTAAATTCAGCCTGAGTTGCTACCTCACAAAGAATACTATATACATCTGCCCAATGTTTTTCAGGATACCCTTCGGTTTTTGCAATTGGCATAATGATACCACAAACAGGAATACTGTCATCCCTAGCATCATCCTTACCCTTGTCCTCATTGTTTTGCGGATTTTTTACCATGCCAGCCCCTATTTCTTCATTTGCTAAAAAAGGAGAAGCCTCGCGAACGAGGCTCAAAATTTGGTGTGGGTTAGGGGGCTACCCCCGGCGACTGTTAGCTCCTTACGGGTGTTTAATAGGTACTTTAGGTTTATCGATTAACTGATGATGTTCCCACAGCGCCGCACCGCACACAGCAATGATGAACATAACTGTTCCACAGATTTTTTTCATATTCACATCCTCAATGTTGAAATTATTAATGATCAGTCGGTTAAGCCAGTCACCAATCGTTACCAAGGATGAGAACACACCTAAAACGAGTGCCCAAGTACCGTTAACAGTGAATCCGCAAGTTTCAAACTCTTATGGATAAACCATACCTTTGTTCTAACAGAATAAATCCCAAAATTCAAACGAACATATTCAACATAATGATATATGTCACTATAGGCTAAGCCGCCCTCGCCTGCCCGGCACACATCTCCGGCAAATTAGCCCTCACCAGCGCTTCGGCAAACGGCGGTGGCACAGCATTGCCACAGCGCGCCACCTGTTTTTCTTTCGAGTACTTCTTACCGCGGTAGTCACGATCGATGATGTACCACTCCGGGAATCCCTGAGCGCGGTAAAGTTCATGTGGCTGCAGCATGCGCATTCCGATGTCAACAATGCGGTAAACGATGCCCTTAATCGTCACCAGTTCGCTGACGCCAAAAGAATTTAGGAACTCTTTAACTTGATCCGCACGCCGCTCGTCGTAATCATTAGCCGCCAATAACGCGCTAACTTCTCCAACATGCTGACCTCCAGCAGTGATTGTCGGCATCGGTTCATCGGTACGCTGACCATCACGGCAGGTACCACGCAATTTTACCAGGTGCGATGTCACAAGTGCGTGATGATCGACGGTAGTCACTGAGTGAGCTGGCTCATCAAGCGCAACGCCCGGACCGGTGTAGTTCCCGCCATAGTGTTTCGCCAGGAACGCAGTTGTTACGGCAAACTTATTGCCCCTAGCTGTAACAGTACCCAACGGTTTACCAAGATTGAGCACCCGAGGCGATTGCCCCACCCGTTCGCCATACCCCATCTGAATAAGCGTGGCCGTGACTAACTGAGACTTTCCCCCACCACCAGCGGTAATTGTGGCGCTAGGCTCATCTGCCCGGTGGCCAATGCTAGCACCGAACTGGCGGGCGATAACCGGGGCAACCACACATGCTCGGGATTGCTTTAGGATGGTATGAACTGGTTTGTTGAGTGGACGCGGTTTAGCTTGGTAATGGCTACCACCATTTCCAGCCACAAACGGTGCCAGAGTAGGTACCGCCAACGCGTAACCATGAGTTTTGGTGATTGTCTGTATTGGCGAATACAACCCCTGTCCACGGAAACAGTCATATTTTCCGCGTGTCGTTGTGTGATTGCACTTCACGATGAACGGCGAAGCGCTTTCGATAACAAAGCGCTGAATGCCGCGGGCAATACGTTTTAGCGTATTCTCTGCCAGAGGCTTTTTGCGATCGAAGATACTCGGCACGGGAATTGTCCAGTCAATGCATTCTGCAGCTGTGCGCCATGGCGCCAGTTTTCCGGCCAGCACAGCCGGTGATTTCGGATCCCCGTGGGTTGCCTCCGGCCAGACTATTGGTTGCCCGTCCCGGCGCATTACCATGAAGAACCGCTTACGGATGGTCGGCGCGCCATAGTCGCAGGCGCGCAGCTCACGGAAATCGACAACATAGCCCAGGCCGGCAACTAAGCGTTTCGCCTGTTCACTATCCGGCGACAACTCCAGAAACTCGCAACATTCTAACAACGCAGGGTGATCCGCTGGAACTCCGGATGTCAGCATGCCGACGAATGCCAGGAACGTTTCGCCAACGCGGTTCGGATCCGGACGCATTTCCGCCGCCAGCAGTGGACCCCACGTTTTAAACTCTTCGACGTTCTCCAGCATCATTACACGCGGACCAACATCCAGCGCCCAGCGGATAACGATCCACGCCAGCCCACGAATCGCTTTTTCAACTGGTTTAGCCCCTTTCGCTTTGGAAAAGTGGCGGCAGTCCGGCGAGAACCAGGCCAAACCAACACGGCGGCCGGCGGTCGCTACTTTTGGACGCACTGAATATACAGACTCGCAATAGTGCAGAGTTCCCGGGTGATTGGTGGTATGCATAGCTACAGCGTTTGGGTCGTGGTTTATCGCGATATCCACGCTACGACCAATCGCCATCTCGATGCCCGTCGAGGCGCCGCCGCCGCCAGCAAAGTTATCAACGATGATTTCGCTATCTTTCACGCGTATTTCTCCATGGCGCAGGCCAGCGAACCTGCCGCGGCGATAATTGACGGTACCGGCATTTTTTCCAGCCACATACGGTTGATATGGTGCTGCAGTCGGCGCTGGTGGTGTGCCGGGAGTGTCCCGGCGTTTTTGATCTGAGAGAAGACCATACTGACTTCCGCTGGCCATACAGTTTCAGGCACATCCACCAGCAGCAGGCCTTCCAGTTCCTGAATGCGTTTGCAGGCGTATTTCAGTGAAAGATCCACTATCTCACCTCCTGCGTCATTACCGTCCAGCACAAACGTCCAAGGACTTCTCCACGTGCAGAGTCTGCATCTACGCCAATATTTTTATGCCGCCACAGACTAAATAATCGCCAGCGTTCAGCTATTTTTACCACGGCCATGCGCGTCAGAACGCCCGTCTGATACAGCTCTGTGAAAGCTGGTTTCTTCCTGGTTATCATTTGCATAACTAACAAACCTTAGATTTATTGATAACAAATATGATGTTTGTGTTTTATGCTTTCACCTCTAACAGGTGGTTGGTAAATTACCGATACGCAAAAAACGCTCTAAACTGTTTGATTGCAAGTCCAGAGACAAGGAATGAAAGAGAGGGTATCCACATGATGTTGCCTGAGAAATTATCCTATGCTCATTCAGCTATAAGTGCTGTGTTCGCGTTTGCTCTTATCAGGCATTATCGTCTTGGGAATAAAGACCCATCAATAAAATCCAGGTTCCTGATTTCTGTTCTCCTAGGGATGTCTGTGCTTGCAATAGCCATTGGTGCTTTGTGGCCGGAATATCATTCGTAACCCCTACTGAGTAGCAGTGAGCAATATCCGAAAACTGAAATGAAAATTGATTTTTATCAGTTCTTCGCTTCTTTTCATGATTTGTCACTCCCCCTTCATTGCAGCCTCGATTCAACAGGCGTATGTTCACCGCCGTCAAGCTTGTGGGCTGTTAGCTCAGCTGGTAGAGCACTGGACTCTTAATCCATTGGTCGCGGGTTCGAACCCCTCACAGCCCACCACTCACCTAGATTCGCTTTCTCTGCTGCCGCTTTCAGGCTCTGCGCCAGTTCGGTGATATCAGTCATGGCTGGCCTCCTCGAATAACACATCCCCCTCAATACCGCCGACCTGATAAACGATCGAGCCATCTTCCCGATATTCCATTGGTGCAGCGCTCCAGGCTTCGCCATTGAGATCGTCATCGTCGCCAACTTGAACAAACCCGCCAGCAACTACACGGGCCGGATACATTTCACCTTCAGTCCAGTATCCTTCGGTATCCTTAATGCAGAGAATTTGCAGTGAGTTGCTCATTTGTCTGCCCCTTCTAACGCCGCTGCTATCTCTTCGAAAAAGCCATCTCGGGTATGGCTGGTCATTGCTGGTAAAAATACGGACATCAGCCTGTTTGTGTTGCAGTTCTCATCGTCTGCGAACAGAGCGATTTTTTTATCCAAGCGCACCTTCGCTTCCTGCAACTGCTCGTTTTTCTTGTTAGTGCGCTGGATATAGTCGGCAATGATTTCTATAGCCTTGTTTGTGTATTTTTCGACGTGTTCAGTCATGTGAACCACCTATCGCCTCAATCGTTTCCAACAACAACCGGCGGCGCGTATTTTCTGCAAAGTGACGGCGCCCGGTTTCTTTGTGGTAAAACTCGTTTTTGCCAACGACCCACATCCGCTCTGTCTGGTGCAGTTTTTTTACCTGCGGACCGTCTTTGGTGATCACGATGCCGGTATGGGTTTTCACAATTGTCATAAGATTTCCCGTGATGACGATGCCGGCGTACAGGTAAAAATCATTTCCTGAATATCGAGGAAACGCTGGAATACAGGACAACCAAGCAGGCTGTAATTCATCCCCGACGCTGCCTTTGGCACCATCCCAAGCCGTTTCATGTCAAAGTCGATGAGGGCCCGCTGATCGCGGAACAGCCCCAGACGACCATGCCGGACAACCTCCCCAGTCGCTTCTGCTTCGGAAAAATACCGCTGGACAGTAGCGCGGCTCAGCCCCAGTTTTTTCATTGCCTCGGCGGTCGTGAGTCGCCCCTGATGCCTGGTGATCCGAATCACTGCGCGGACGTACTCTCTGCGCTCAATTGCTGACAATGCTCTAGCCATACATACCTCACTTAACGACGCGCAAATGGCGCACGTTTTTGCGATAGCTGTCCCATTCAAAATTCACCCACATACCTCCGTCCATCTGGAGACGGTCAAGGATCCGCATGCCCAGTGTTTCCTTCAGCGAGTCATAATTCAGGTTGGTTAGGATGCCTACAGGCCGCATGGAGGACAGTCGGCGATCGATAACCTGATTCAGGATGACTTTTTCACCGCTGCTTCCGCGCTGAATACCCACCTCATCCAGAATGAGCAGGTCCACGTGGCACAAATCGTCCAGCAATGACGCCTCTGACTGCCCGCCGTCGTAACATTCCCGAACACGCAGCATGAGATCCGGAATGGTTACCACCAGCACAGAGCGACCACCAGCCAGCAGGTGATTTCCGATTGCCGCCGCCAGATGATTTTTCCCGGTGCCTGGCGCTCCGCTGAATACGAAGCTCGCAAACCCTAAGCCGAATTGCTGCGCGTAACTTTTCGCCATCGAGAGCGCCCGACGCTGGCCATCCGACTCAACCTGATAGTTCGCGAATGTGCAGCCGCGGTGCAGATCCTGAATTCCTGCACGTCCAAAGATTTTCTCTGCACGTGCGCGCTGGTTTTGTTTTTCCAGTTCCTCACAGCGCTTACGGCCTTCTTCGGCTTGCCAGGCACGCCATTCATCAACGCTGCCGAATTTTGGCTGAACACCAGGGGGAATGAGTTTTTTCAGTCGTTCCAGTGCATTCCTGGTACCAATCATGTTTTTCATCGCTACCCCCTGAATCCCGATGGGATGGTTTTGTCAGGTTCCGAAATCTGATTGGGATCTCGTGCGCCTGGCGCCTGCTGAATCGCCCACGGTTCGCTGAAATGCATACAAGGGCCAAAAAACGTTTTCGCCTGTTTCACGTACTGCGTGTTGAGGATTCCCTCGGCTTTAACGAAAGCCGCGTAACGCACCACTCCTGCGAAGATTTCCGCCGTAGTGGTTCCATCCCTGATTCGGGCATTCCAGGCTTTGAAAGCATCTGACTTGCTGTTTCCCCCTGCCCGCCTGGGATAAACCGACCAGACCTGCTCGAACTCATTCGGGTAGATTTTTTGGGGTTCAGGTATATCGCGTTCGTCCTGGTTCTGATCGTCTGGGGGTGTGGCGGAGCCATGCCCCGAACTATCTTCTTCCTGATCCTGTTCCTGCTCCTGATCCTGTTCCTGGTTAAGGAACGGTTCGAGAACCCTTTCGGAACCCTTTAGTTTTTCGATGCCGATGTGGGATATTGCCGAGGCTAAAACCCGCGCCAGCTCTGGCTTCACCGTAGATTTGTCCGGGACCTGATCAAACAAACGCAATGCTGCAATTCCCTGGTTTGGGTTTTCAACTGAATTCCAGGTCAGAAAGTTGCGAATTAGCACCCATTTCGATGACGAATCACGCGTTGCGAAACCGTTAGCCGATAGTTCATCAAACCCTTTCGAAACCCTTTCAGGAGTCCAAGCAAGGTCTTCCGAAACATATCCATCAGGCAGCCGGAAACACCCAATCATGTTCGTGTGTTGCCCGGTGAGCAGGTACAGCGCCAGCAACCTGGCATCATCCGATACCCGGCGCATTCCATCGCTTATCCAAAATGATGTATGCACCTTGCCGTAATCACGCATAGAGACCCCGTTGTTGCTTAAACTGGTGTGTTTTCATCACCAAGCACCCACCGCAAAGCCGCTGCGTATTCGCCGCTGGCGGTTTGAAGTTGCTGGGTGATTTCCTTACGGGATTTGAGACGAGGCTTTGTGTTGCCGAGGACAGCGCGCTGGCGGCGAGCTTTCTCGTGGCCAGTTACACCCTCTGCCGCTGCCTCTAACTGTTTGACCGTTTCCCGTTGCTTTTCCGGTGGCATATCGACCAGCTGACCAGTTCTTCTGGATATTCGTCAACAAAGACGAGAACTACCACTGGATCGCCATCATTGAGGCATCAGAAGAACTGCTGGAACTCGGCATGCTGGAATACCGCAAAGCAATGCGCGCCATCGCGAACGGTTTCGACACTGGCGAATGGCCGGCGCCGATTACCGAAGACTACACCGAAGAGCTTAACGATTTTGATGTGCGCCGTCTCGAAGCGCTGCGCGTACAGGCATAAGGGGGAACAACAATGTCCAATTTAGTCGCAACTACTGAAAACCAGACCCAGAAAATCGACAACATTTCTATTCTGACGAATGGCGAATTATTCAACCGCCTGCGCACGCTCTCGGAAGTAATGGCCAATAGTGGAAACTTCGTGCCTGAGCATTATCGTGGGAAACCAGATGCGTGCATGGCTGTAGTGATGCAGGCAGCGCGCTGGGGTATGGATCCTTTCGCTGTAGCACAAAAGACTTTCATCGTTGGTAATTCAGGTGTGCTTGGTTATGAAGCGCAACTGGTTAACGCAGTGATCAATACCATGGCTCCGACAAAAGACCGTATTCACTTTGAATGGTTTGGCGCGTGGGAAAATATCGTTGGCCGCTTCGTGGAGAAGACAAGCAGCCAGAACAAAAAATACATCGCTCCGGGCTGGAATTTGAATGACGAAGCTGGCGTGGGCGTTCGTGCCTGGGCAACGCTTAAAGGTGAGTCTGAACCGCGCGAGCTGGTGCTTATGTTGTCTCAGGCGCAGGTCCGTAATTCAACTTTATGGGCCACGGACCCTCGTCAGCAGTTAGCGTATCTCGCTGTGAAACGCTGGGCTCGACTCTACTGCCCGGATGTGATCCTCGGTGTCTATACCGCAGACGAGATTGACGAGCGCGAGGAGAAGATAATCAACCCGGCTCAGGCTGAAAAAATCACGCTGGATGAGATTGCAAGCTCCGTGGGAGTTTCCTCCAGCGCGCAAAGCTCTGCAGTCAACGTTGACTCTGTTGCGGACGAACTGCGCGAGCGGATTGATTCAGCAAGTTCTGTTGATCAGGCTAAAGCCATCCGCGTAGATATCGAATCACAGAAAGCGCTGCTGGGTACTGCTCTGTATACCGAACTGAAAAACAAGGCAGTTAAGCGCTACTACCTCGTTGATGCACGAAACAAGATTGAGGCCGCGATTAATTCACTGCCTAACCCTAGCGAACCGGAAGCTTCCGAGCTGTTTGCGAAAGCAGAAGGCACCCTCACCGCCGCCAAACGCCATCTTGGTGATGAGCTGTATGACCAGTTCCGCATCACCCTGGACGACATGAAACCGGAATACGTGGGCTAACCAGATTGGGAGGGGAAACTCTCCCGATAAAGGAATGTATATGCGATTGATTAACCGAAGCAGACACTCCCCTCTGGGCCGTCAGGCGTGCGATGCCGCGCTGGCAAAACATGTAGAGCTTTATGGCGATTATGGCCGGCAGAAAATGAAGCGGACCTATACCGTCGTGGTTCAGGGCACAAAAATCACTGTTGAAGTCGTTAATAGGAATTGCAGCTACGTGGCCACGGCCATGAACTGCGCCCGGCGGCTCCGGCATTTACCCGGTCAGGTTTCCTGATATCGGAATATCACCCTATCGGGCTTTGATGGCTCATATTAATCAAACTGGAGGTTTACATGGGACAGCTCGTTAGCTTAAAAGACTGGGCTTCCGGTCCTAATGGGTTTAAGCATCCGCCATCCAGAGCGTCGTTGCACAGAATTGCAAAAACGGGACAAACGATCCCGAGGGCGCTAAAGCTTGGTCGGCGATGGGTTATAGATGAAGATGCAAAATTCATAGGCTTAATCACATCGCCGGTTCTACCACCCCGCATGCCGAAAGCGGTTAAAACGCTAATGGAGCGAGTAATTAATGGCAGCCAGACCACGTGATCACAAAGTTAATATTCCAAATCTTTATTGCAAATTGGATAAACGTAACAGCAAAACTTACTGGCAATACCGACACCCCTTAACCGGTCAGTTTATCGGGTTTGGCACTGATCAGGATGCGGCCAGTCAGGCCGCAACTGAACTTAATCGCCTGCTGGCACAACAGGAAACGGCTCAGTCGTTTGCCCTCATAGATATGGTGAATCATAAAAAGGTTAATTCAAAAAAATCCATACGGATGCGGGTATGGATAGACCGTTATCTGAAGATACAAGAGGAGCGACTAAGTGAAAACGAAATAAAAATTAATACGCTCAAATCGCGAAAAACATGCGTCGGTGTTCTTGCACAACGGATGCCTGATGTTGGGATACAGGAAGTAACCACGAAAATGCTTGCAGCCATTACCGACGAATATAAAGCCAAAGGTAAAGCACGAATGGCACAAACGCTTCGTAGCGTCTGGATCGATTTGTTCAGGGAAGCACAACATGCGGGCGAAGTTGAGCCAGGATACAACCCGGCACTAGCTACCAGAAAAGTCGTTGCTCGAGTAAACCGCTCTCGACTGAATTTTGAAATGTGGCAAGCGATCTTTGAAGCGGCCAGCGATATGGCCCCTTACGTTCAAAACTCCATGCTGTTGGCGATAGTCACCGGACAAAGGCGCGGTGATCTCGCCAAAATGAAGTTCTCAGATGTTTGGGATGGATACCTGCACGTTAAACAGCTAAAGACAGGTGTGAAACTTGCTATTCCACTCAGTTTGCGCAGCGAGGTGCTGGACATTAGCCTGGCACAAGTGATCAAGCGCTGTAGGGATCGGGTTGTTAGCCCGTGGCTTCTTCACCACGTAACGTCCAGCGGGAAAGTAAAAGCCGGCGATCAGGTTGGCGAGAACAGCCTTAGCGTTTCCTTCAAACTCGCAGTGGATAGCACTAACCTTTCCATTGAAAGAGGGAAAACAATGCCTACTTTCCATGAGCAGCGCTCACTGTCCGAACGTCTGTATGAGGCACAGGGAATCAATACCCAACACCTGTTAGGACACTCATCAGAAAAAATGACAGCACAGTATCACAACGATCGGGGTCTCGATTGGGTGAAAGTAAAGGTGTAG